CTGTAGTTCCTAGCTTCTTATTAACAAACTGCACAACAACATTGTTATCATCAGCAAAAATAACTTTACCAGTATTACCTCTATCTCCAGCTTTAACCATAGAGCCAACAGGAGTTGGCCCAACGGCATCCTCAGCAACATCTGCTACATCGTCAAAATCGCCAGCATCCAACTTAGCCGCTGCATCTTCAGCATCTCGATATAAAGCCTGATCCTTTTCTTCTAACCACTTAGATACCCTAGCAACAAACTCTGGGCGATTTGCCACTATCTTATCTTTGTTGTACACCCTGTTTAGGTAATTAACAGAGGTGGATACATCTACACCTTCTGGCAACATTCCCTCGTCAATCATCTCATCACGCAGAGGGTCATACAGGTTTTTCCGCCAATACTCGGCAGACTGCTTTACTTCTGGTATGTCACTATCGCCAGTACGCACAGCCCTAGATACAGCCTCATTGAACTCCTTTAACTTTAAATTGCCGCCACCTTTTCGATACTGGTCAAACAAGTTGTTATTATTGTTCAGAGAGGTGTAATATTTACCAATCTTAATTTGACCTAAAGACTGAGCAGATTGAAGTGGGGCTGCATCAACTTGCAGGATATTCTCGGCAAGCATATTGGATACTTTTCGTGTAACAATGGAGTCACTAACTGTTGTGCGAGCAACTGGGTCCCAAGGCATTATCTTCAGGATGGCTCTAGCCGCCTTACCTTTTACCTCATAGGTTCCTGTATCTGTACGCATCGCACCAACACTGTCATAACCTTGGGCAACATTCTCTGGGCTAAGTGCTGGGTTTTCACCTCTAGCAATCTTGGCCTCTGGATTCATCACATCCTCAAGATCGTTGATAGCCTTTTCATCAATACCGTAGTTTGCCAGCTTGTTTGCTGCAACGCCCAGAACGCCACCTAGAAGCACTGATGCGCCCACATTCATAGCTGACTCGCCATAAGTCCTTGTAAGCTGTGTAGAGTGTAATGCGGCCTCCTGAACGGCAGTCTCAGCACCCACTAAAGAGCCTGTAACTAATCCACTGCTTAGTATGCTTTTACCTGCGCGATAAGTGTTTACAGTAGCACCGCCAATGGTCAGCAAAGATATAGGGTCAGCAAGGCCAATAGGAAGCCCCAGAAGGAAAGAAGTAGCGCCTCCCCTAGCGATTGTATCTCTATCCTTACGCTCTCTAGCATACTGTCGTCTAAATGACTCAACCTCATCTTCGGTGTCAGCATACATGGCCTGTGTCACAAAGCTCTTGTCTAGCCTTTCATCTTCCGTAAACATAGAGTAGGCATCAAAGTCTGGATCATCTTTAGTGTCTGGCAGTCCAGCTTCCTGAGCAATTAAAGACCCAACAAGGTTTTCTTGGCGATATAGAGCCTTGCCAATCTCTGCAACACTGGGAGCCTCTTCTGGCTCAAGATAGATAGGGACATCTTTTTTTGCTAGTTCAAGCTGACTCTTTGACGCTGTAAATCCCATATTAATTCCTAGCTCCGAATGTGGTGCCTCTTATAGAAACGTAATCGCTACGTCTGTCTGTTGCAAGTTGATTCTCTTTATCTATCTGGGCCTTAATAATTTTGGCCTGCTCTTCCTTGCTAGGTACATCAGGTGTATATCTATCCAACTGAACATTAGCTCCGTTTTCATCAACACCGTCAAATACGGCATAGTTAAGCGTCCCATTACTATCTCTGTACATCACCCTATAAGATGGCTTACCAGTAGAAGCTGTTCGAGCTGTCTCGTCATCAGACACAAGTATAATGTCTTCTTTAGCCGCCTGTAGTCCAAATATTCCAGTAGGGCCAGTCAGTGTATTGTATAGGTCTTCGCGTATGTATTCAGCACTGCCACCAACTGCATAGTAGTCTTCGGGCCGAAACTTCATAAACCCAAACTCACCCTGCTTGTAGTTTGTTTCAATATCTAACTGAGCCTGAGCCTTAGCATTGCTCAAGTCCATGCCGCCCTTGTAGTAGCTCTCAACCAGTCTTCCGTAGTCATTAACAAGATCGTACTTAGCAATATCGTTGACGTTGAACTTTTCAAAGAACCCCTCACCATAAGTGTCCACCATCTCTTCTGAGTATGAGTCAGCAAAGTCTTCAGGGTTATCTTTAATGGTCTGTGTTCTTGACTCAATCCTAAGCGCATTGTCAGGGTCTGTTTGTTTCATGGCCTCTTGGGTCGCTATATCTGCTCCTTTGAACTGAGCCAAAAAGCTAACCTGTGCAGCAAACGCTCTGTCTTGCTTTGAGATTTTATCTGTAGCTCCAGGTATCTTTACAATCCTGTCTATAGTTTCAGCGGCATTCTGTATTCTTTCTGGGTCTTCAGATCGCAAATCGTTTGTAAGCTCTTGTGCCATGTCAGCAGGAATAAATCTAGTATCTGCAACAAAGTCAGCTTGGAGCATACTTCTCTCGTCAGGGTTATCAGTTGGTAGCTTGTTCATTAATTCTTCATTGTAGTAAACGTCTACATCTTTCTGACTAATAGGAGTTTGGTCTGCACCTGCAACAGCGCTGGGCTGATCGTTTCCATAAACACTAGCTACTCTTGCCTTGCCTTGGGCCTTGTCGAGCTGCTCTTGAGAAGCCTTGTTAATCTTAATAACATTTGTAGCTAATTCGTCAGCAGTTAATACTCCGTCATCAAATAGCTTGTATGCTTTATCTGTAAGCTCTGCATCACTCGCAAGACCAAGACCAACTTGGATTTTAAAGTCTGCTTTAATCTTGTTTTCTTCAGAAGTCAGAGTTGTGGCTTCAGATAAGTATTCCCTCTCTAAAGAATTTACATTGGCCTCTAGCTTATTGATAAGCTCTTGGTTTTTCTCTGCACTCAAATCTGCATCAGGGTTTTCACGCAATGCCTCAACGATTGCACGACCATCTTCAATCTGCTGTTCTGGAGTACGACCTTCTGCTCTAATGGCTCGGTCAACTTCACCCAGCTTACCTTGAACAATAATTCTTTCATCCTGTGCAGCTAATAGTTCGGCCTGACGATCCGTAGTCATGTCACCCTGATCTACAAGTCTCTGCAATGAAACAGCGTACTCGGTAGCAAAATCGGCTGTAGAGGCAACGTCACCAGCAAAGGCAGCATTAGATAAGCCCTTTTCTGCAACAGTAGCAGCTTGGCGAACCTCAGTGTTGGCAATAGCTAGGTTCTTCTTTCTCTCATTGTCAGCAATCTTGATAGAGGTAGGATTATCTAGGCGAGCGTACAAGTTCTGAGCCTGACCCCTGTACTCTTCTGGCATAGCACCAATAAGACCTTGCATTTGGGATTGGACTTTATTCTGATAGCCCACAATGTCATCAGGAAACTCAGTAGCGGCAGAGTCAACAATGTTGTTCATCTCTACAGATACGTTGGCCTCATAGGTATTACGCATAACAGCGTTAGCCTGAGCTGCACCCCACTTACCTGCGGATACCTCTTCTGCTGGGCCTCTTAGCTCATTAGTTTCAGGATCAATAGTACCTGTCTCAGCACTAGCAATCTCTGCTTGCTTTACTCTTTCAGCCGCAACCATAGGCTTACCTATAGCTATAGTAGTATCGGTTATAGCTTGGCCTAAACCAGCTAATGCTCGCATCTTGTCAGCTTCAGATGTGTCCAAGGCAGTAGGAGTAAACTTACCGTAAACCCCAATTCGTTCTTGTCTAGGTTGTTTAGCCATTATTTACCCGCTCCGTATGCTTCAGCTCCACCAGATAACAATGTACCCGCAGCAGCATATTGAGATGCTTTTCGAGCAGCAGCTCCTTGACGACGAAGTTGAGCTTGAGCAAGTCGGTCGGATAGCTTCAACATCCCCTCACTCAATGATACGTTTTCCGCGCTCTCTAGTGCGATACTAGCGGGAGTTCCCTCAGCTTTAATGCCTGACATACCCATACCCACAGCATTGGCTGCAAGGGCTGCATTGAGCTTCTGCTGACGTTCTAGCTCACGACTCTCAGCGGCTAAACGCTCTTGATCTGCCTGCTGGTCGAGCGCAATTTGCTGTGCTTTTCCTGCATCAATTTGGCCTTTTGCAGTAATTACCGTACCGACTGCTATCAAGCTCCCTACAATCACAAATGTCATTCAAATAACCTCTTGCTCTACTAGAGCTGCTTCTATTTCATCAATATCTGTTAAGTGTGTAGGATGATATGTGATCCAAGTACACCCTTTCTCGGTATATATAACACGCTTAGTGCCTGGAATTGTTTCCCCTAAGTACGGCGCTGTAATCTTTTCTTTCTCGTGAACGCTAGATACTACACACTTACCAGATACCACACTAAACAGGTGCTTACTTTTATGCAAAGCTCCCACAACAATACTGCCTGCTGGCATTACCATTTCTCTTGCGTACATTCCGTCAGAGAAGTGATGTCTTGTTACTACATCTGCCTTTGGAAATTCCTTCATTATTTCTTGTAGCTGGTAAATACTACCTTGCGTTACAACATCATTCACGAAGACTCAACCTCATATTGAATAGCTTGTAGATGGAATGGTGTGCCGTCTGGCACTGTGATCTCTGGAACCACTTCTGTGCTCCAACCATTACCACCGTTTTCATCTTCTATGATACCAGTTCTAGGAACAAATGGGGTATTAAGGGGAGTGTCTTGAGCATCGCCAAACTGCCTAATAGGGACAGCGTTACCGTCAATGTAAATGCCAGCACTGTTAAGTACACGCAAGTTAATGTTAGTGATCTTCTTGCGCTTCATAATGTTTTGTCCGCCACGAGTCCCAGGATTAGTGTTAAGCGGCATAGTCTTTACTTTAACATTAAAGTTCAATCCAACTTCTAATTGTCTACTTGTAAATCCACTAAGCTCTGCGGCAGTAATTGTGATAACGCCAGTTTCCCCAGTACAAGCCCGATTTGCAAGGACATCGCCATCAGCAAGCACTCCAACAGTGTATCCAGTCAAGTGCGATCCAACAGTAACCACAACATCACTGCCAGTAGCGGTAACAGTAGTTTTAATGCTGCCATCTAGCAAATGATCGAAGCTCCAACGCTCTAAAAAATACTTTGCGCTTGAACCAAAAATGCGCGAATTGGTTACATACAGTTGATTATCTACGGTACAGCAAGATTGCAACCCATTGCCAACGGCAGGAGTCCATCTAGTAAACCCATTTATATCCTGATTGCGCATAGTGTTAAGCACAGAAGCAGTCCCATCCTGATTAACAATAAACAACCAGTTAGAATCTTCTGTAGTATTTCCTTTTAAAATAGCCATATCCTTTGGATTATTAACTAACTGTGAAGACAATACAGATAAATCATTCGATGTGTAGCTATCTTCACTAAAGTTGAATACAAACTGTCTGAGAGTGTTGCCGTTCTTATCTACAAATAAAGTCGTTCCATCAACCGCTTGAGCCTCTAAGCTAAACGAACCATGTTGAGTTTGAGATACAACCTCAATAGAGGCGGGAGTAGTTCCCTTAACTAAGAACTCCGCACCTGAGCAAAATACCTGCAATCCTCGATCAGGAACAATATCAACAATATCGGTTAAGCCGCGAGAATCAATAGTAAGAAAAATTCCCTCATCATCCTCTCCCTTTTGAGAAAAGAAATCTAGGAAAGCTCCTGCTCTACTTGCAAACAAACTTTGCGGTTTAGACTTTGTTCCGCCAAGCCACAACCGGCCATCACTAAATACACCAGATTTAGGCCATCCACGATTCGTAGACCAAACAACTTCTTTGCGAGGAGAGCCGTTCTGCAATATTTCAAATGCCAGTGTATCGCTATTATTTCCGTCTGTAACAGGAACCCCACTGAACAATAAAAAGTTTTTTGCAGACTCACCGCTAATAGTAATTTTGTATTTGTGATTCCCTGTTCTTACAACACTAATGCCAGTAAATCCAAAGACCGGCATGTCCTGCAAACCTTGACGCAGGTTCTCGGCAGTAGCAGCCTGCTGATCAGTGCCAGTATCTCCGCCATAAGAAATGTCCAAGCTAGTCACGCCTTCAACTGTTACCCTATATCGCTCGCCTTTATTAAACCCACTAAAGGTTACTTCTTGTATTTCATCAATAGGAATAGGGCTTTGACTATCGTTAAAATCATATTGTGGCGGATTAGCAAAGTTTATATACCCAATGTTAAAGGCATTAACAGAATCAGTGCCATCATAAATTACTCTGTAAGGAATATTATCTTCCTGAAACAAAAGCATTACATTTTCTGTTTGAGCAGCTCGCACACTGCTTATGCTATCTGTTGGACTGCCATAGCCGCCAACGTAAGGAACTATAATATCAGCAACATACTCAGTGGTGTTAGCTCCTGCATGTGGAGCGCGGTAAATTCTCATGTTTCCTGGTGTAAGAACACAAACAAAGCTATGATCTGGCGCATATTTCCAATCAAAAACTTTAGGGTTTGCTGGTAGTGCCGATGCTCTACTTCCGTTAAAAACAGCTAACGCAATTCTCCAGTCGGCCTGATTTCCTAAATCTGTTGTCAAGCGCCAAAATTGTCTATTAGCTACAGAAAGACCTTGAACATCATAGCGCCTAGTTACTTCTTTATTTTCCTCGCTGCTAATCACAAGAGTGTGATAATTAGTCCAACTTGTACCGTCAGCAGAATATTGCAACGTTAAGTTTGCGGTTTTAATCTCGGTAGTAGTTAGTCGCGCTTGTATTTGCGCGTTTTGAATAGAAATATAAATAGGAGTGTATGAAGCAAAATCATAAGTCGCAATTACCCAAGGGTCATCTGCAACACTGTAATTAGATGCTGTCAGTATAGGCACTGCATTGGTTTGCCTAAGAATTGCGCCACTAATCCCATTAGCTGTTCCAGCGGTAATATCCGTTTGATAGACCATTTCACCTAAAGTTTCAGCAATATGATCTAGCCCAGGTCTACGTTTAACGCCACCTTGAGGCACAATAACAACGCCCTCGGCAGTTTGTGCGCCCTTGTAGTATTGATCAAGATCGGTACGGCCTAGTAGTAATGGTGACAACTCACCACTCGCAAAGCTGGTTTGCTGAAATTGTGACTTAGGCATTAGTACCTCACGTTAATAAATGGTCGATCCTGAATTGCTGTTTGGGGATGTTGCTGTGAATCAGTGTATCGAGCCATGCGACTAGCATTCAAGTATTGATTAGCGAGTATCTGCATAGAGGAGGCACTGTCACGAATAGATGGGGCAAAGTCTATGCCCAAGGCATACTCAATCATCTTGGCAAAGTATGCAGGCCAATCAGCCTCAGAGGGCTTGCGGATATAATCACAGAAAAGTGTACCGCTATAATTGCAGTAGACTTTATTGTTTATAATTTGGTATGGGACGCTAGGATTAATCTTAATTAATGCCAGCATGTCGGCAGGGAGTGTATATGAAGTTTGCCACTCATCACCTACCGGAGCAGCTACATCCTTACTGAGTTCTGCAACATTACGAGCAAAACCCCAGCGATGCTTGCTGAGTTCATTCTCAATGATATTATCGTATAGGCTAGTGGCTACAACCTGAGCGCGAGTACCGCTAGTCAGGGATGTCAGTGGCACATCGCCAATAAGAATAAGTGCATTGTTAATTAACGATAGCTTACTGTTTGCCATAATAGACCTTTATTTGTAAAGAAAGGGGCCACAGGAGCAGCCCCATTCAGTTTTACTACTTGTTTACTACTTAATCAGTGATAGTCGTTCCAGCAGCTGTAGTAACAACTCCTGTTGAACTAATTGATCGAACATAAGTAATGTGCAAGTAAGCTGTGCCTACTTCGCGGGTAACGTTAATCTGATCACCCTTTTGCAGAACATTTGCCGCTTCATCAAAATAGCTAACAAGTTGCAGGACTGGGCCAGCAGCATTGTCAGCAGCTTCAGAAGCATTATACATCCATAAAGTGCCACCACTACCAGCACCACCAATTCTTGATAAGCCTTGTAATTCAAAAGCCATGATTAATATTCCTTATGCAGTTTTGTCGTATTGAACTTTAACGATACCAAGACCGTCACGAGATACGGCACCAGCCTTCAGCATACCGTTACACAACCAAGAAGTGCGATCAGCAATCCAATCAACGTCAGTCTTAATGTCGATACCGATTGCAAGACCAACAGCGTCCTGAGAGAAGAAGTATGAATCAACGATGTTAGCTGCTTCAGTCAGACCACCTTCAGCACGATCTTCGATAACTACGAACTTAAAGCCACCGAAAGTATCAACGTCACCGTTGACCAGAGCTTTAACATTGTTGTAGTCAGAAGAAGTGATTTCTTCTTGGTTAAGCAGACCACCCAGACCCTGAGCATTGATAGCAGCATACAGGTTAGAGTTAGGAACGCCTTGAGCGCGAAGAGCAACCTGAGCTTCAATTACTTTCTCAGTAGTCAAGTTAGTGCCGCCTTCAACAACAGTACCTGCGTAAACAGTTTCTGCGTCCATTGCATCAATAATCAACTGGTCACAGCGACGACCAAGAGACTGTGCGATAGTGCTTGCCAGTTCCTGCTTCTCGTCAAAGTTTACAGTCTGAGCATCAAACATATCTGTGTACTCTGGAGCATTCCAGTTTTGCAGAGTTGCAGTTGCGAAGCCGTGAGAGATGTCCATAGGAGTTACTAGATCAGAAGTAGACTTCTGGTTAGCTAGACCCTTACCC